CAACCGCTCGGTTGAAAAATTCACTCGCCGCATTCGATGTGTACGTATTGAGGTCCGCATAACCCGGCAGCGCGTAGGTCGCAGCCTCGGTAGAATATTCCGGTTGCGCCCCCACCGACGAGTATTGGAACGGACCCGGTTCCCCGACCATCCCCTCGGTGGTAAACGGATCAGTTGGGATTTGCCCTAATCGCCCCGCTGCAAGCCCCTGTAAGCCCCCCTGGATGCCTACATCGCCCCGGCGTAACCCTTCATACTCTGGCGTTAGAGATGTCGCCTGGAGATACCTGTCAGGCTCATACTCTTGAAATGTCGTCGTTTGGTAGGGCGAAATGATATCAGGCCGTCCAAGACGCGCCCCCAACCGTGCAGCCTCAACATTCGCGGCGCTCTGTTGCGCGCCGATTGCACCAAAATTGATGGGCGGTGGCGCGCTAGGATTGCTGAATAAATTTCTAAGAAACCCCATGAGTCAAATCCTTCCGCATCACGACCGCTGTGCGTTTATACCCGTCCAATACTCGCTCCCAGCCAGGACGCCCTATGATCTCGACACTCGAAAAATCGTTATCCTGGGCGTAAGAGCAAATATCATGCTCGATCCCCACTAATTCCTCTAAATCGCCCCCGGCAAGACCAACCCTCAACGCCTTGCCATAGGCGCATGTCACCGCCAGCGAATGCGGTGCCATAAAGAGCCGAAAGTCGCCACTGAGCAGGCCGCTTTCCACATCCTCACGTTGGATATTCTCGTAAGCCTCGGTCGAAGGCCCGAGAATTTCCCACATTTCATCTGAAATAATCAAAACCCGCCCGACCCTTGTTCAAAACGAACGTCTGTTGCCAGCCAGCGAACCGACTGCGCCGAAGTTTGTGTACGAAGGCGCACCGCTGCATTCCAGCCAATTTGCGCCACGGATAACCATTCCAACTTAGTATTGATCGGTGCTGCCCACGCCGAAGTCCCCCATGTCGCCAAATCCCAGGTCGCCGCATCGGACTCACCCGTTGAAGGCGTAAGCGTCGATGTACCATCGTGGTAGTCAACATCAAAACCAATCGACACCGTTAGGTCCGCATCCGACGCCATAACCGGGCGGATCGCCACGTAGCGGTTCGGCCCGGTGCGGCCTCCGAAATAGATAAACGCGGTCTTGGCCGATGCTGCAATCGCTGCCCCACCATCGTCCGGTCCCGAATCGGCTTTGTGGACTTTCGTATCACCGCCGAAATAAAGGTCGCTATCGAACACCGCCCACGTATACCCATTCTGGTCGGTAAACCGCGCCCATGAGCCGGTCTCAAGGTTGACGACATACTGGTTGAACTCACCGGAGGTGCTGGCCGGAACATTTATCAGGGCGTACCCACCACGCGGGTAAAGCACCCCTTCCCAGCCAAATGTTGAGACAAAATTCACCACAGCTTCGTTATACGTGGATGAAATCTTGTCCGTTATGGCGATATTAGGTGCGGCTTCTCCGGTGCCTAGCACCTGGGTCATCGGAAGCACACCATTCTCGGTGATGAGATAACAATCACTGCCCACGTTGAGAATACAGCGGCGACCAATGGGACGACCGACATTGTAGACGCCGACAAGCGTCCATTTAGTGGCATCCGAAGGATCGGTGCCCGCGTACATCGCAATCTCACCTTCATCGGTCCAGAACAGAGCGTTGTCTTCCGGTCCTGCCCCGCCATCCCGCGTCCATGTCCCAATCGCCTGTAGCTGCCCGCCACGCTGGAACACGCTGCCTAAGTCGAACTCGCTCACCGCTCCGGCGACAGCGTTGACGCCGATAAATCCAAAAGTCATGGAATTGACGAAAACAAAGAACAGGCGTTCCTTAAACAGCGTCACGTTAATGATGTTAGCAGCCGTTACACCCGTCAGAGATGGCGTGGCCCATGTGCTGCCGTTCCAGTGCCGTGGGGCATCCTCACCGTTGCAAATCCACAAGAACGACCCACCAGCGGTGGTGATATTTGTCCACTGGAACTGAGCATTACTCAAACTCGTAATGACCGCCGAACCAACCGCACCCGCCGATGTCACATCGTAAACAGCAGTGCCGGATGCCGCGAACATCGTATTTGCGGTGCCGGAATTGTAGATCATCAAACTCTGAACCGTGCTGGGAAGCCCGGTTACATGGTCGTCGTAGCCGTTACGCACTTGGACATGCGAGCGGGCTGGGAAGAAATTATCGAGCCGGATCGCGTCCGTTGGCGGCACCAAATCCACAGAGTCACGGGTATTCAACCCGCCCATCGGGGCCGGGATTGTGGCGTTTGCGCCAGTTATGCGAAGCGGTGCTTGTGCCATTATGCGAACTGCCGGGGGATCAACGCCTGCGCGAGTCTCCTTTGTTCCTCTCCTAATTCACGATTTCGCCTCAATCGATCTTGTATTGCTTGAGAAATTGGGTCTAGCGTCCTCTCCCCATCTCCCACAACAACCTCCTCAACAACATCCTCCTCATCGGTGACCGACTGCGGTGGGGCGAATGGCGGTTCAGCGATTGGAACGTCTGGAGCGCCCCCATATGGTTGACTGAAATCAGGCTGCCGCCGAAGTCTCTGAGTGTCTTCTATCTCGGGTAAGACACGTTCTCCAGGCCCGCGACGCATAAGCAGAAAGTTAGCAAGTGGATTATCCCAAGGGCCATATTTAGCTTCTGCCCACCGTGTTAACCCCGGCCCACCCGCACCCCACATTCCCAAAGCTGCCAAGCCCCCAATGGCGGGTGGGAGAATCGCAGTGGCAGCACTTCCTGCAAGTGCAGGGATGAATGACATTAACTCCCTCGGCATGGATACTCCGCCGCCCATAACCGCGTATTCGCCTTCCGGGGTAAGTCGAGTTAAATTCCTTAATATAGGTTTGAGATTAGGGTCGTCGCCATACCCGCGATCCACAGCGCGTCTCGCAGCCCCCGCAGCGGGAGCATATTTCCCGATGCCGCCCTCAGAGATATTAGCCGACAAACGACTCGCCATTTCTTCCGGGGTTAATCGCGCATCGTTTATAATTACCTCAAAGTTAAGTGCTTGCATCTCGGAACCACTGTTAGGTAGTCGATTTGCTTGTATTGCCGCCATGACGGCTGCATAGCCTTCGGGCGTATTCTCATTGTAACCATAAGAGGCTTTAACCTTCGCCACAGCCGCATCCTGTATTATCTGCTGTTTATCATTGGCTTCCTGTGCTGTGCGTTGTGCTGACTCTGCCCGTAGTTGTATAGGTTTTGCCTCTGTCCGCGCCCTAAGAGGCAACAGTGGAGTAAATCCTGTCGGGGCGCGCTCTTGTTCATAAGCAATATTTCCACGTTCCTCTGGCGGCGGTCCCGTAGGCTCTACCGCACGCGGTGGCGGGGCGGTTGCCTCCCCAGGAGGCCACGCCGCTCTCTCACGATCCATCTCTACTGCCTCTGGCATTGGGAGAGTACCCGGCCCGCTTGATCGGGTTGTGCCCGCACCAGTAATAGGATCAATTCCCGGTGCCAATCCAACTGGATGAAGAGTACGGGCGTTGAAGGACCATCTATCGGGCACGAAGGATGGGGCTGGAACTGGAACAGTGAAATCCGGGGCTTCAACCGCCGCGTACTCCGGCGAGCCTGGGTCCACCCCCAGTCCTATCGCCATATCAATCGCGCCCTGGATGTCGGCGGCACTAGGCTGCTGATATGAGGGCAATCCATTGGCTACGTACTGCCCTCCCCCTAGAGGAACACCACCACCCTGCGCCCGAAGCTGTGCAGCTTCACCGGGGTTAATGTAGGCAGGGAAATGACCCGGCGGTGCGCCCCGATTGAGCGCCCGCGAAAGCATTTCGCCATAGAGGTCTCGCGCCATAAGTTAAGCCGTTTTCGCCCCACCGGGTACCGTGGCACTACCCGTGGCCGCGTAATTGTCGGTAGGAACTGCTGCGTTAAAAGTCCCAGGATTTACGGTGGCCTTATCAGCCGCCTGATGCCCCGGCCCGGTAATAGAGAACGGCGAGCCACCCGCTGAAGTAGTCGCTTTCGGGTTAGCCTTCATGCCGCCCTTCGAGTTCTTCGAGTACGCTATTCCACCAAAATTCGGCATAGTAATCTCCTAAAGTAGAGGGTTAGAGAGTGTAATTTCCTTCGGGTTCGTTAAGCGCCAAGATAGCGCGGCCTGGACCGCCCATCCGTAAGATCGGGCTTGCCCCATCATGGCCGGTGTATTCAGCGACCCGATTCTGGTAATCAACATATTGCTGGTCGTAGGGCAGGCCCTTCAATTTGAGAAAGCGCCAAACTACCCCAAGGATAATCAATTCTTCTTCCAGAACTGTTGTTTGCGAGTCCCCACTGAATGCGTCCGCATTGGCCGTGGAGCCACCAGAGGTATCGACCCAATATTTTGAGACATACTCGAACTTGACCGATTCCCCGGCTGTCGGCGTGGGGTGCATCAGCAGATTGCCGCCGCGTATTCTGAAGTAATTTGTAATCCCACCGCTTACGACAGCCAATATTTGCTGCCATTCTGAATCTGTAATAGGTCCGTAATACCGGCGGTTCGTCGTCCGGTTCCACATCGTATTGTTGCTGAACCGCCCGAAATCGCTGGCTATCGAAACCATCGTGCCTTGGGATTCAGCCGCCACAGTCGTATGGCTCGCTTCTTTCACCAGCACTTGCCAGCCGTATTTCTGAACCTGGGCGCGGCCTTCTTGGTTGACGCTCGCTTCCAGTTGGATGACAGACGTATCGGTCGAAGACGTTACTGAATCGGGTGCAGTAATCCCAATGATGTTGGCGGCGTCCTGACAAATTGTGAGAAGTGTCATCGTCTTATCCGACCGTTTGTGCCGGTCTCATCCCTTCTCGCGCAGCAATGTAATCCCGCGCTTTTTTCCT